GAGATAAACGCGAATTTTTTTTTAGTTATTTTTAACTGCTTCAACGATCATGTCGAATGTCCAAATGTGACCGCCTGGGCATTCCCACAGATCAAAAGCCTCGGACATCGGGCTAGCTTGCACACGAACAAGACCATTGTCTTGTATGAATTCTTCTATTTTCTTATCTAACATACCTAGAAGGTAACATAGCTAACAAGCAATTGCAAGGTTTTTTTTATCCAATTAAAATAGAAGTGCCCACTTTTTTGAATTATTACAAATAGGCTTGTGCGACATAGTCGCGGGGGGTGGTGTTTTTCATTCTCATTTTAAAATAATAGGTTTTCATATATTTGCTCGTGTGAAAAAAATCTGGGGGCATATTTTTAAAAAAAGGTTTTTTTTTATTTAAATCCCGTGTGTTTCTGTGTAATATAAAATAACATGAAAGAATTAGACTTTAGCGATCAAATTATTGGAAAACGCTCTGGGCCAAAAAGCGGGGCACAAACTCCAGCCAAACCTTCTGAAAAGAAAAAAGGCTCATCAAAAAATAAGCCAGGTAGTGCAGGCAAAGACGGCCCAAGCATTACATTTTCCGCAAAGGTTATTGAGGCTCTTAAAAATAAAGTAAAAGAGCATAATGCAAAATCCAAAAAGAAAGTAACTCTTTCTCAATTAAAAAAGGTATATCGTCGTGGGGCTGGCGCTTTCTCAAGCTCTCATCGTCCTGGCATGAGTCGTGGCGGATGGGCAATGGCTAGAGTAAACACTTTCCTGAAAATGCGCAGAGGAGGCAAGGTAAAAGATTCTTATCGTAAGGCCGACCAAGATATAGCAAAATCTTCTGTTTCTCCAATTAATGATGGGGTAGAAGACGAAGTAACTTTTACTGTTGAAGAAAAGCTTGAAGCAAATCTTGATATTGAAAAATATGACCTTCTGAATGAGTGCGATTGTGACTTTGACGATTTATTCGCCGAAGAGGAAGAAGAAGGCTTTGAAGAAATCATCGATGATGAAACTTGGGCGGCAGAAGATAAAAAAGGCAAAAAGCTTAACAAACCATTTAGAACTCCTGGTGGACCAAAGAAATTTTCTGTTTATGTAAAAAATGAAAAAGGAAATGTAGTTAAAGTCAATTTTGGCGACCCTAACATGGAGATCAAGCGTGACGATCCTGCTCGCCGCAAAAGCTTTCGTGCCCGTCACAATTGTGAAAATCCTGGCCCAAAGACAAAAGCAAGATACTGGTCATGTAAGCAATGGCGCGCTGGAACAAAAGTAAAGGGTTCTGAAGTCGAACTTACTGACAACGAAATCGAAGCTATTATTCTTGACGAGCTTGATGAAACAAGATCTGCTCACAATATGTCGAAATATACTTTTGATAATCCAGGCGAAGCTATGAAGATGGCTAAGAAAATGGGAATGGATAAGATCCACAAAGGAAAATCTGGAGAAAAAGATATTTTCATGCCTGGAGCTTCCCACAGTGAACTTCTTAAAAAGGTAGAAGAATCCGACGCTGGACACGGCTTGTGGCACAACATTCAGATGAAAAAGCAAAGAATGGGAAAAAATTATCGTCCCGCAAAACCTGGGGACAAAGACCGCCCAAGCAAGGAAGCACTTGAAAAAGCTAAGAAATCTTCAAAAGCTGAAGATAAAGAAGAAAAAGATGACAGCGGCTTGACAGACAAGCAAAAAAAGCTTCCCGACTTTATCAAAAAGAATATTCTAAAAAATAAAAAGAAAAAGGGAGAAGACAAAGAAGAGAAGAAGTAATTTTTTTGCAATGTATCATTATGCCCCGAAAATCTACAATAGATCAATTAAAGGAAGGGGCTCCTGAAATCCCTACAAATACTTGCCCTTATTTTGATTTTGTTTTAGAAATTCTTAAAGAAATTAAAGAAGAGTCGCCGTCCCACCAAATTGGAGAAAAAATAGATTTAATAGAAAGCCATATAGAATACATTAGATTTGCCAATCAGACACTAAGAGATGGAGGAGAGTACTGGTATCATCAATGTAAGTCCCAAGCTTCCAAAAAATAAGAATTGAATTTATAAACACTAATCAGTATAATTTATTATGGCAGAAAATACAGAAAATGTAAAAAAGATTAGAGAGCTTGAGGATTTTGACGCATCCGTACAACTTTCAGAAAAAGACTATTTAATAGTAGCAACGAATGAAGATGCTGACGGGGATGGAACTAACGAAAGAATCCCCCTAACAAAAAAAGCTACAATCGCTCAAGCTGTTGAAGCATATAATAACTCTATAGCCACTCCTCCTTCTGAGCCCTCCGACCCGTCAATTCCTGTTTGGTCTAACAGTACCAGCTATAATGTTGGAGATAAAGTTGTTTATAATAATAAAGTTTACGAATGCATTAAAGCTCATACATCGAGTATTCCCTCAGGAGGGTCTAACGATATATATTGGAAGCTTGACGAAGCTGGTAATGCGCCTGACCCTGAAGATCAGCCAGGATATGAAGAAACCGATCCAGTAACAGGTAAACCTATAAAAAGAATTACCACTCCAGTAAACGGCGGCAACTTAGATAACTTTCTTGATCCTGATGGCGGATTAAAGACTGTTGATTTCTGTCAGGACGCAAATAAAGAAGAAGTTGCATGTGACGGAAGCGAAGGGGAAGTAAAATATAAAACTAAAAAACTTGCTCTAGATCTTGGTGGCGGCGGAGCTGGATTTACTGGGCCAGAAGCTACATATCAATATGCATTTCCTTCTACTTTAAGAAATTACAAAGATGGAATTTTAACCAGTATTAGTTATGGTTTGGGTAAATTTTTAGAGCATTTCGCTCCTTTAATTAGTGTGAGCGGAACCAATGCTACGATAGCGCCTAGATACTTCTCAGGAATGGGCAGCCCAATGAATCCAGACTTTGGACTGACTATTTGGGCCAACGATAGCGCTGAACAAAACTTTGATGACAATAAGGGAGGGGCTTGGTTTTTTCATCTGGCTACAATGAATTGGTATTTTCTAAATTTGGGAAATACATCGAGGCTCAACGCAAACTATACAGAGAATTACTGGGTATGGAATGAAAGATTGGGGTGGTTCTGGCTATCTCTCGATATTTGGCCTTATATCTATTTACACAGTGACCGAACTAATGGCAGCAATACTGTATCTAAAGGATGGGTTTGGGCTAGTGAAGAAACTGAGACAGTCGCCTCTAAAGATCTTTCATTTAAGATGTATTTTTATTCACAGAATGCGTGGATAGATATACAAAACTTTACAGCCGCATCTGATCCCCCTTCTGCTACTCCTCCAGCTCCTCCTACGGTAACTATTACTAGCTCTGTACCATTAGAAGTTCCACCTGATAGAATACCAGACGATGAATAATAAAATGCCAAAAATAACAAAGAAACAATTACAAGAAGTAGAGAAAATAGCTAAAGAAACCTTTGAATCTGCCAGAAATAAATTTTTCAAAGAACACAACGTAAAAGACGAAAAAGAATTTGCGGAGCGTTACACAAGTAATTCAGCTAAAAATAGAAGACTCTAAGTAGGTCTTCTAAACCTCATTATCTCAACGGTACTACTGGTAACCACTTTCTAGAAAACAAGTAGGTGTACTCCTACATTAACTCTGCCTGATGTGTTTGTACCTGTGATAATTTGTACAGACGTTGATGTTATTGCAACTATACTAGCATCCATAGGGTTGGTTGTTGAAGGATTGACTGCAGATACAAACGCTACAGGTTCAGTTATGGGAGAAGTAAAATTAACGGTGTAGACGCCTGTATTATCCCTGATTACACTAGCTATATTGGTAGCTCCTGAAACAGGTATGTTGCCAGAGCCGTTGTATGCCCCGTCAAAGCTGCACTTAGCAGCCACCCCACCGCCAGATTCATCACTGCTACCAGACGAAGGCTGAGTATAACCATCTATATAAACTTTTGCAGCGTTATGAGTTGCTGGGCCTTTACCGTAATATTTTATATCAATAGTTGAAGTATACGGCACCAAAAAAGTATTAGCATCTGCACTTGCATCATCACTATTATTTGGAGAAAATGATAAACTAACTCTTCGGCCCGCAAACTTTGAACTTTGGACATATATTTTGGTATTACAAGTGACTCCGTTGTCATCATTTGAAGAGCTTTCTGCTCTAAGAATAATCATGCTTGCATTTTCGGGCACTTGACTCGTTGGAATATTGTATGTCTTATAGCTTCCAAATCCAGTATCTGATGCGCCCCATGCAGTTGTTGCTGTAACACTTCCTGTATTAGCCTCTGACAAAGTTGGGCCCACATCCAACAAAGCATAAGGAGTAATTGCCACCATAGAACTGCCACCATCGCTAGGAGTCCCAGTAGCAGGCTGATTCTCAGTAACAATTTTAGTTACTTTGTCGAGAACCCTTTGGTCATTTATTATATTTTCAATGATTTCGTTCATTGAAACTTTAAAAGCTTCTCCTCCTCTAGAAACAATAAACTCATCAGTATCTTCAGAAGTGGTGGCGTCAGTTAATTCTGGTATTGTTATTCGACATTCCTGAGGAATAGCTGAACAATCAGCTGTTTGAGTAGGTGTTGCAGTAGGAGTTTCAGTGGGAGTTTCAGTGGGAGTTTCTTCTTCAGGCTCAGGGGTTTCAATGGGAGGATCTGGAGCTGTCTCTTGAACTTCTAATGAAAACACAGCTTCTTCAGTTGATGCGGTTGTAATTTTTACATTACCTAAGCCAGGTATATTAACAATCTCTCCCTGACCTACAGGCGGCCAATTTGATTGATCTTCAGGGGATTGACCTGGCCCTCCATTATATAGAGGGTTAGGATCTAATTCAGAAGGAGCAACTGGCGTTGTTCCAAAAACAGCTGTCGCTCCCCTAAATTTTAAATATCCATCAGTGCATACTGTTGATGGATCACCTTCACACATTTTTGCATAAGACCAATTTTGTCCGTCTGAATTGATGTCTGGATCGTTTAGATTCCCTATAAGCGTTTGAGTTGCTGCTATTAAATCAGTACTGGTGCCAGTTGTCCAATTAAAAATAATCCTTCTAGTATCTTCATATGTGTTACTGTAGCCAGGTTCGGTTTGGTAACGATGAGTAAGTGTTCCTATTTGAGTATAAGTAGTCATTTTTTCTTTTTCTTGACTTCTTTTTCGAGTTGAGCGTATACTTTTTCAATCTCTCCATCTTTTAATAAATCAGACGGAGCCTTACCGTCCAAAGATTTATTTGCAGTTTTTAACCACTGCGTAGCGCTATAAGAAGGCATGCTTTTTGACAGCAAATGAAGTACGTCGTATTTTGATAAATTAGGCATTTATATATTATATTACACTAAACTAAGTGTATTTACATTTATAACCAATAATAAAATATGGGACGTAAAAAATCTACCCCTGACATAGAAGGTATAGCAAACAATTCTTTAAGATCTAAAATAATCGTTAAAGGTAAAGAGTTAACCGAAAAACAAAAAGTCTTTCTTAATATAGCATGCGACGAACATACTAATGTAGTTTTCGTAAACGGGCCCGCAGGATCTACAAAAACCTATATGGCGGTTTTTGCTGCACTTAGGCTTTTGCAAAAAAATTATGACCTAGACCTACTTTATGTAAGAACTGCGATTGAGAGCGCCGACAAAGGGCTAGGAGCGCTCCCTGGAACCTTAGAAGAAAAGTTTAATCCCTATATGGCTCCATTAGAAGATAAGCTTACTGAGCTTCTCCCTAAAACAAGTACCGTCAGAACAGAACTGATAACTTCAGGAAGGATTCAAGCTATGCCTATAAACTTTTTAAGAGGCGCAAATTGGATAGACAAAGTTGTGGTAGCCGATGAATCTCAAAACTTTACATTCAAAGAACTCACCACCTTAATAACAAGAATAGGAAGTAATAGTAAATTATTCATTTGCGGTGATATTATGCAAAGCGACATCAACGGAAAAAGTGGCTTTAAAGATATGATTAATTTATTCAAAGATCAAGAAAGCAAATCTAAGGGAATTCATTATTTTAAATTTAACGAAGATGATATCTTTAGAAGTGAAATACTAAAATATATAATTACTAAACTTAAAACGTGTAATAATTAAATATGGAAGGATTGTACATAGTAATATCAGCGCTGATTGGGGCCTTTGCCACAATAGCTAGTGTTTTTATGAGGCAGAGATTTTCTAAGTCAAGAAAATTTGACCCCATTTTAACAGAGCACCAAAACAGTGATAATATATATACTGCTTTAAATTTTGTAATGGAACAGATGGGGGCAGATAGAGCATACATCTTTCAATTTCATAATGGCTCTTATTATATGTCGGGCAGAAGCCAACAAAAATTCAGCTGCACACATGAAACCACAACCCAGGGTGTAAGCAGAGAATCAGGTTATTCACAAAATCATATAGTTTCTAACTATTATGAATATATTGATAGTATCGTAAAAAAAGAATGTTTCTTTTTTCAATCACCTGATGAAGTTGGCGACCATGCTTTTTCTGCACTTATGAAAGCTAAAGGTGTGCAAAGCATTTACAACATTCCGATCAAAACTTTAAATAATAAAATTATAGGCATTCTAGGAGTTGACTACGTCAAATCATGCGTAAAAGATTGTGAACTAAGCGTTTGTGATATTGACTCTTCCGAAAAGTTTGGAGAAAAGACAAACGAATTCATGAGAAGACAGGCAAGAATTATTGCTGGGTATTTAGTATAATAATTGATTTTTTGCACAGTTATTTTTACTATAAAAGTATATGCAAGCAATATACTGTACTGAATGCGGTTCTAAAAATATTTATTCTGGATCTAAACCTAAATTTTGCTCTAGTTGTGGACACCCTATGGGTATCAGCACAACAGATAAAAAAGTAAACAATTTAAGAAAGAAACCTGACAATAAAGTGCAGGCTTCTTTGGCAGAAGGAGAAACGGATATTGATTATGTTCCATCAATTGGTTCGCTAGAATATGAAATTAGTGACGATGGATCGCTGGGGAGCAAGGCTATAAAAGTTGGAGATATATTTAATGCCCAAGAAAGCCAAGGAAGATCCTCCAGAAGAAGATCGTAATTTAGTATACGAAGACTTCTCTAGCCTGATCGACGAAGAGTTAAAGAAAAGGCGAAGGAATTGGTTTTTGACCTCAGTCAACTGGGTTGACTTTGATGATGTTTGTCAAATCATACGGGCTCACATAAGTAAAAAATGGCACCAATGGGATCAATCAAGGCCCATTAAGCCTTGGCTAAATAAAATTATAGCCAATCAAATGAAAAATATCTTGCGCAATCATTACAGCAATTACGCAAGACCATGTCTCAATTGCCCATTTAATTCGGATGTAGAGTACAATCTTTGTAGCTTTACCGAAAGCGGAGTTCAAGACAAAACCTGCCCTTTGTATGCAAAATGGGAGTCTTCTAAAAAACACGCTTATAATGTAAAAATCACTCTATCTCTGGATAGTCATATCCATGAAGTCGATCAAGGTTCCGAACAGTTTTTAGGATCTGATATTTCCGCAGCGTCAGAGAAACTTTTCAAAGAAATGAAGATGAACCTTAACCCTAGACAATATAGAGCTTTTGAAATGCTTTATATAGAAAACAAAGACGACGAAGAAGTTGCCAAAGAAATGGGGTTCAAAAGTACCGAATCAGGAAGAAAAGCTGGTTATAAACAAATAAAAAACTTAAAAAAGATGCTAAAAGAAAAAGCTTCTAAAATATTAAAAAATAAAGGTATAACATTTTTAGGCGATGAACCTGAGTGAAGAACAAAAACAAGTAATTAGGGAAAACTTTAAAGAAACCCCTGATCTCCTAGAGCTAACTAGGTTAGTCTTTCAGAATGACTCAATTGATGGAAGAAGCAGAGAGGGTAGAGCTGTCAGAGAATTTCTATCAGAAGAAAAATTGGAGTACCAAACAAGATTCAGGGAAAAAGTAGAAGATATAGAATTAACCGAGCAACAAGTTGAATTCATTAAAGCTCAAGCTCAAAACGGATTGAGCGCCTTCCAAATAGCAGAAATTTTATTTCCAGATGTAAATATAGTACGTTTTTGCAAACAGCATCATACGGTTCTTGATTTCTTAAGAGAATATGAGCCAGCATTCGTGCATGAAACCGAAACAGCTGTCAACAGAGCTTACGTTCCTCCAAAAATTTTTACTACTGCATTAAATAAAGTAAACGACTTTACTATGAAAGGTTTATCAGAAGATAAATTATCATATGAAGACAAGGAATGCATAGAATCATTAATGAGAAGTCTTGCGGCGCCAAGATTCATACAAGTCATTAGCAATTATAACAGCATGAAAGATAGAGAATTATTCGAGGCTGAATTTATAAGAGCTACATGGGACAAACCAGACTTAACAAGTGATGAGATTAATCTATATATCAATGTGTGTGTTGATTATATTAATTTAAAAAATATTTCGGGGCACATTGAAAAACTAAATACCATGTTTAATGAGATACAGGACCAACAAGAGATGACTGTGCGTCTTGCTGAAGTCTTAAAATCGAAAACCGATGAATATGATAAGTGTGAAAAAAGAATGGAATCTTTAATTAAAAAACTTAATGGTGATAGAGCTGAACGTTTAAAAAATAAAAGTAAAGAAAACGCAACCATTATATCCTTAGTAAAGAACTTTCAATCTGAGCACGAAAGACGCAGAATGATCGAATTAGCAGAAATGCAAAAAAAATTAGTTGAAGAAGAGACTACTAGACTTGATAATATGGATAGCTGGAAAGCAAAAGTATTAGGAATATCAAAACACGACGCAACATGAAAAAAGTAGAATTATTAGTAGGAGATTATGAATACTCTCAAATAGAGGAAATATTTGAGAATGAACCAAACTTTGAACCTATAACAGAAAAAGATAAAGTAATTATTGCAACATTAAAACAAGTAATAAATAAAAACAATCTTAAAGAAGAAAATGTTGGGGGCCAAGAGACTCACCAAACAACGGTTAAAAAGATCATCGAACCAGAAAACAAATCTCTCGATGAAGGCAACGTGGAATTTAAACTATGATTACTAAACAAGACGAAGAAAAGATTATCGAAGGAATTGCTAACGCAAATCTTAACTCTCTCAACATCAATGGATTGCTTGAGGCAGCTAAGTTTTATTCAATTACTCTTGCTAAAAATTCTGTCTCTGAAATGAGCGAAGATAAAAAGCAAGAAGTATACGATAAAATGATAGAGAGTGAAGCTGCTCAAAAACAAGCAAGCGAATCTGCCGCCGAAAACCCAGAAGAGGGTCCTCAGGTAGCAGAAGAGAGCTTAGAAGCTGAGCCAGCCTCCTGATCGCGTTGTATGTAAGGTATGCCAGAAGTCGTTCAAGAACGACAAGGGGCTGCACCTTCACCTTTCCAGGATTCACAAGATTCCTGTAGCGGAGTATTATGTCAATTTTTACCAGCGTAAAGACAGACATACTGGCGAGCTTTTACCGTACACAAACAAAAGCGAATATTTTAATAAAGATTTTTCTTGTTTAGATAACTTTTATAGTTGGGCCGACTATGCCCCCGAAAAAGAAATAAAAGATTATTTAATTAATATTTTAAAATTTAGAATAAATTCGAAAGATCTTTCTTTTGGCCCTTCTTACTTAGAGCTTTTATTGCATGACTTGCCTGATTTAAATACTTATAAAAAATTTTTTGGTTCTTATTCTAAGGCATGCTCGATAGCCAAAGTAGAGCCATTATTTAATAAAAAATTATTTAAAAACTTTTTTAAACCTGACGAGAACGTAGACTCAGCAAAAATCCTTATCGACACTCGAGAAAAAAAACCTTTGTCTTTTAACAAGTCGGCATCAATGAAACTTGATTTTGGGGATTATGCAGTTGGCTCTCCTCACTACAATTATACCTATGTAGATAGAAAGAGCGAGACCGACTTTAAAAGCACGATGACCACTGGCTACGATAGGTTTAACAGGGAGATGGAAAGGACTATAGAGTTTGACTCTTATTTGTTTATAGTGGTCGAAAGCTCTATCGAAGAGATCAAGAAGAATAATATATTTGGCCCCCGCCAATCAAACCTTCCCTTTATATGGCATAACATGCGCCTCTTAACTCATAAATTCCCAAGAAGATGTCAGTTTATTTTTAGTGGAGGCAGGCGTGAGTCAGAATATTTAATACCTAAGCTTTTGGTTTACGGAAAGAAGCTTTGGTCGGTAGATATGCAATATTTCTTAGACAATAGATGAGCTGGGACGCAGGCAAACAAGAGTTTATTAAGAAAGATCTTCATCTAAACGAAGAGCTTCTTAAATTACAAGGGCATCTTGACGAACAAGATGCCAAATATCACCTCCATAATTTTCTTCGAGAAAATATTACTTTTACCACTAATTTATTGTCAGGAGTTGAGCTTTTTCCATTTCAACATTTGGCGATTAAATCAATGCTCGAAACGGATTACTTTTTAGGTATATGGAGTCGTGGAATGTCTAAATCTTTTAGCACTGCAATATACGCTTTTCTGGACGCTATATTCAATCAAGGAGTGCAGATAGGAATATTAGCAGCAACCTTCAGACAGTCGAAAATGATATTCGAAAAGATAGAGGATATCGCAGGCAAGCCAGAAGCGCAATTTTTATCTCAATGCATTACTAAAAAATCCAAGAAAAACGATCAGTGGACTTTAGAGATCGGAGATTCTAAAATTATCGCTCTTCCCCTTGGTGATGGATCTAAGCTTCGTGGATTTAGATTTCATCGAATTATTATAGATGAGTTTCTTTTAATGCCTGAACATATTTACAATGAAGTTATATTACCATTTCTTAGTGTTGTTCAGAACCCTACCGAAAGAGAAAAGGTTAAAAAACTTGAAGACAAATTAATAGCGCAGGGAAAGATGGAAGAAAAGGACAGGTATGTATGGCCGAACAATAAATTAATAGCCCTGTCTTCTGCTAGTTATAAATTTGAATATCTATACAAGGTGTATGAGACATTTGAGGATTTAATCGTTAACGGTGTGCCTCCTGGGTCAAAAGACAACTCAAAGAGGGTAATCATGCATTTTAGCTATGATGTAGCTCCTGAAGCCTTATACGATCAAAATTTGATTAATCAGTCTAAGCAGACTATGAGTCAATCTCAGTTTGATAGAGAGTTTAATGCAATTTTTACTGATGACAGTTCTGGGTACTTTAAGACATCTACTATGGCAGCATGCACTATCAATGAAGGTGAAGCTCCTCATATGGAAATAGCTGGAGATAAAGACTCCAAATATTTGCTAGCATTTGACCCCAGTTGGGCTGAAAGTGAAAGCTCTGACGATTTTGCTATACAGGTTTTTAAATTAAACGATAATACTCAAACTGGAACACTTGTTCATAGTTATGCTGTGCCTGGTTTAAAAATGCAGGATCACATAAACTACTTTCATTATATATTGACGCATTTTAATATTGTTTGTATAATTGGTGACTACGGTGGAGGTGTGCAATTTTTGCAGGCCGCAAACGCCAGTGAGAAATTCAATCAATCAAATATCAAAATCGAAGAGATAGGCGTTGAATTTGACGATTTAGAAAATTATCAAAAAGTCCTGATAGATGCTAAAAACTCTTATAACTTAAAAGAAAAAAAGATTTGCGTACTAAGAAAACCAAGCTCTGACTGGATCAGAAGAGCAAATGAACTTTTACAAGCAAACTTTGATCATAAAAGAATATGGTTCGGATCAAGACCTTTAGACGAGAACTATCATATGCAGGTTAAGAAAAATATACCTATTAACGATCTTATCTTTATGCCGAATCAAAAAGAGTTATTAAAAGGCTCAGGGCAATCCAAAATCATAGACTTTATAGACCATCAGCATGACATGGTTAACTATACCAAGAATCAATGTGCTTTAATACAGGTATCCTCTTCTCCTCAAGGAACTCAAACATTTGGTTTACCAACTAGCTTAAGAAGACAAAGTGGCCCGAACAAAACAAGGAAAGACTCTTACTCTGCTCTTGTATTAGGAAACTGGATGATTAAAACTTACTATGACTTTATGAACGCAAAAAGTGCGCCTGTAGATAGTACGTTTATTCCCTATATGGTTTAAAGTTAAAAGTTGACTTTTAACTTTTAAAGTAGACTTTGCTAGACTTTGGTGTAATATAATTTATGCCAAGAAAATATACGAAGCGATCAGACTATTGGAATAAATTCAGCCAAGCAGAACAAAGCCCTTCAAATATTGAAGAAGTTCTACAAAATGTAAATGAAGAAATTGTCCCTGCAAGCGCTGGAGAAGCCTACTACACTGAAGCCTCTTGTGTTACTAGGAATGTAGGCCAAATCGATGAAGAACAATCAAGCAGGTTAAGAAGAAACAGAGCTCCTATAGCTAAAAAGCCAAACTCTTATAAAAACATAGATGCTCTTAAACTGCCTTATGAATATTCAAAAGGTTATGTATCGCCAAGGCATTCAATACACATGTGCCAAAAAGCATATGCTAATGTACCTATATTTCGTAATGCAATTGACGTTATGGCTGAGTTTGCAAACTCTGATATTTACTTAGAGGGGGGTTCGGATAAGTCTAGGCAATTTATAGAAAAATGGTTGCATCGAATAGAGTCTTGGAAATTAAAAGATCAATACTTTAGGGAATACTATAGATCTGGTAATGTTTTTATTTATAAAATAGATGGCAAGTTTACTTCTGAAGACCTTGTTAAACTTAATCAAATTTATGCTGCAGATTCTATCGTTCCAGGCAGAAAGATTCCTATAAAATATATATTTCTTAATCCTTATGATTTTGTAGCGGATAGAACCTTAAATTTTGGAGAAAAGTATGGCGTATACAAAAAGCTTCTTAGCGAGTACGATATCGAAAGATTAAAAAGTCCTCAAACTGAATACGATAAAGAAGTCTTTGAAGCTTTGCCCCCAGAAGCAAAGAAGAAAATTACAGAAAATCAATATGTCAAAGATGGGATCAAGATATACCTTGATCCTCAAAAACTTGTTTTCTCTTTTTACAAAAAGCAAGATTATGAACCATTTGCCATTCCTTTTGGATTCTCAGTTCTCGACGATATCAACTGGAAAATGGAGCTGAAAAAAGTCGATCAGGCTATTACACGAACAATTGAAAATGTAATTCTGCTAGTCACAATGGGCAACACTCCAGACAAAGGAGGAGTAAATCCGAATAATTTAAAAGCAATGCAACAGCTTTTTCAAAATGAAAGTATCGGAAGGGCTTTGATAGCAGATTATACAACTAAAGCAGAGTTTATTATTCCTGATTTAAATAAAGTTCTTGGCCCAACTAAATATCAAATCGTAAACGAAGATATTAAAGAAGGACTTCAAAATATTATTGTAGGCAAAGAAAATTATTCTAGCACACAAGTTAAAGCTCAAATCTTTTTAGAAAGATTAAAAGAAGCTCGCAACGCATTTATTAATGACGTATTGCAGCCTCAAATAAAAGAGGTTTGCAAAATCATGGGTTTTAGAAATTTCCCTCAAGCAAAGTTTGTGGAAATAGATATTAAAGATGAAGTTCAACTACAACGAGTAGCATCAAGATTAATAGAAATGGGAATTATTACTCCTGAGCAAGGAATGACTGCTTTAAAGCAAGGTATTTACCCAGATCCAAAAGACTTAAAATCTGCACAAGAACAATTCGTGGAAGACAGAGAAAAAGGATACTATACTCCACTTGCTGTTGCTCAACCAATACTACCAGATGATTCAGCCGATCAACCTGCCCAAAAGCCAAAAGTCCCAGGAGAGAACGGTAGGCCAGCTGGAACAAATACAAATACTGATAAAATATTTGCTCAAGATACTCATAGCAGAAAAGATATTCAAAATGTTATATACAAAATAGAAGATCTAAGAAAATACTCAGAGGCAAGTTTAAAAAAACAGTACAATAAAAAAAGGTTATCTAAACAGCAGAAAGAAATGCTTGATGACTTAACTCAAAGTGTTGTTATGTCTAATGAGATGGAAAACTGGGAAAGTACTGTTAAAGCCTGCATCGAAGATTTTAATAATATCGAATCACTTGATGTAATGAGTAATGTTTTAGAAGTTGGAGAAAAACATGAACTTGTTTCTTATCCAGCCGCCATACTTTATCACAGTAAAAAAATAAATAAATAAAAAACTTTTTTCCGTGTAATATATGTTTTATGGATCTTCCTTTTAAATATACTACAAGTTTTGCTGAAACTGTTGTTTTATCAGATTTAGATAAAAAAGATTTAAAATCATTTGCTTCTTTGACCTCACTTCAGGAAATTATGCCTGAAGGAATTGATCTTGAAAAAAATATCGATTTGGTTGGTGTGGCTTTTAACGCAGCGGTAGCTAATAAGTTCAATAAAAACGGAGACGGAATAGATTCCGCAACCGCAATAGCTATAAAAGATTATTTTATTCATAAACCAGCTAATATTGAGCACAACAAACAAAAAGTAGTTGGGCACATCGTAGGATCTTCATTATCTAAGTTTGGAACCAATGAACTAATTTCTCCAGAAGAAGCCTCTAGTATAGATGGTCCTTTTAATATTGCTTTATCAGCAGTTGTATATAGAAGCGTAAATCCTAAGTTCGCAGAACTAGTACAAGAGTCTGTTAATGAAAACAGTGCAAATTATCAAATGGTTTCCGCAAGCTGGGAAATTGGATTCAATGATTATGCTATCGCTGTAGGCGGAGACGATCTGCATCAATGCGAAATCGTTGAAGGTGAAAAGAAAGATGATTATAAACAATTTTTAAAGGCTTATGGTGGAAGTGGAAAAACAGACAAAGGCCAAAAAGTAAGCAGATTAATTATGGGCGACATTTATCCTTTAGGCATCGGATTTACTGCCAATCCAGCCGCTGAAGTAAAAGGATTAACGATGATCGAAAAGCAAGATTCTGAAGCCTGTGAAAACCCTGTTTACGAAAAAATTAAAATTTCTAATAATATTTTTACAGAAAAAATTTCCCATTACACAAAACGCGATGTAATTTTAAACAAGAATCAAAAACCAGGACAAAACATGGAACAAGAAATTCTCAAACAACTAACCGAAACTCTCGAGGCTCAAGCTTCTGAAAAGAAACTTTCTCAAGAGGCTATTGCTAATATCACCAAGGTCTTTCACGACGCAATTGTTGACAAGAGTGAACAATGGAAGTCAGACAAAGAAGCTCTTGAAAACCAAAAAGAAGATTTGGTAAAAGCTTCTGAAGAGTCTGCAAAAGAAATTGAAGCTCTTAAGACTCAACTCGCATCTGTTAATGAAGATCTTGAAAAAATCAAGACTGAAGTCGAAGCTCGTGAAGAAGCTGATCGTTTTAACGACAGAATGAGTGAACTTGATGACATGTTTGAATTAGAAGACGAAGATCGTATCATCATCGCTTCTGAACTTAAAGGTATCAAAGAAGCAAAAGCTTATGACGAATACAAGTCTAAGCTTTCTGTTACTTGGAAGCACAAAACAAAAGCTTTCAAGGAAGAACAAGAAAAACTTTTCAATGAAAAGCTAGAAGCAGAAGTTCAAAAACGTTTGGGCGAACTTTCCGAAAAGGAAACCGTAGAAGCTTCCAGCGAAGAGGTTGCAGAAGAAGCTATTGAAAATGCAGAAGCTGAAGAAGAAGCTGTTGCAAACAATAACGCTGACTCAACCGAAGAAGATTTGTCCCTTAGAGAACAATTCAAAAAAGCTTTCTCAAAAGACAACGTAACAATTCAACTATAAAAATTAGAGGATAATAAAATGGCAAATAGACTACTTCCATTCAGACAATATAACGAACACTTCGTAATCAACCTCTTTAGGTTGAAAATTGGCAGTGAAGATAAACTCGAAGACTTTAAAGCAGACAAGGATTCAAGTGGATCTCATGACGCTGGCGTTTTGGTAAAGAACGACGTATCTTGGGCAGGGCTTGATCCAGCAGGATATCATAACGATGCACTGGCTAATACAGCGCTTACCGACAAAACTAAACTTGACGCATACCTTGGAGCTTCTAAGGATAATTTCCCGCATGTTGCTCATAACGCATATCCAGCTGCTGTTCCTACTTTCGAAGTAGCAGGCGCAGGAGACCGTCCTTTAGGTGTAACTCTTCGTCAAACTCTCGCATTTGATGAGAACGGTGAAAAGCTTCTCTACTATCGTCAAAAGCTTGAAGATCTTTACGGAGTTCTTCCTGGTGAAGTTGTTCCTGTTTTGACAAAGGGCGTAATTACAGTTGCTAAGTCTGCATGCGTTGCAGGTGTTAACGGAGTTCTAGCAGCTGGCCCAGTTTACTGTGGCGCTGATGGAAAGTTCACTAAAGACGATGACAGCAACAAAAACGCACAAGTTGGAACTTTGCTCGGCATAGGAGACAGAGACGGTCAATTCGGTGGAACTGATGGGCAAGAAGACTATTTTGCTGGTGACTCAACCGACGGAGCTTACTACATCATCAATCTTGATCTTTAATTTTAAATAAAGAGAGGACAATAACAAAAATGAAAATCACACTCAAAAGAACTGAAGAACAAGTAGAACTTGTAAAGGCAATGGCATCCCGCAATCGTGAGGTTGCGTATGAGGCCCAGCAAGCTTTGGCCGAATTTATCGGACCTGTCCTCGCTGAAGTTGTCAATCAGGCTCCTACTCTTAGTAACCTTTTCACGAACTTCCAGTTCAATGAAATGGACAGCCCAAGCATTCCGCTTGACTTGTATTATGACATTACCGCACCTGATTACGTAAAGGTATACAGCACGACTGTTCCTGGTGGATTGCCCACTAACACCGTGACTCCTACCAGTCAGGAAATGAAGTTCAGCACGTATCGTCTCGATACCGCTGTTGACTTTGACAAGCGCTATGCAGCCAAGTCCCGCATGGATGTTGTTGGCAAGACCTTTACCCGTATCGCTCAGGAAATCCTACTTCGTCAAGAAGCTACTTCTGCTAACTTGATCTTGGGAGCTCTTAAGGAAGCTAAGACAAACGGAAAAGATCACCTTCTTAGCAGAACTGCAGGAAAGACTTTGAATCTTGCAGATTTCAACGAAATCCTCACTCTTGCAAAGAGGATCAACACCGCATGGACGGGTTCCGCTCCAGAAGGTGGACGCATCAAGGGCATCACTGACTTGATTATGTCTCCTGAGCAAGTTGAAGGATTGAGGTCCTTGGCTTATCAACCAGTTCACACGGGTGCCAAAACAGACATTCCTGCAACTGACTCGATGCGTGAAGCTATTTACAACAACGCTGGAATTCCTGAATTCTACGGTATTAGCATCATGGAAATCAATGAGCTTGGTGAAAATAACGCAACAGGTAGTGCAGGCAATGGTAACCAAAAGTTCACCAAGGTATTCGATACCTTGGTAGGAAGCGACGAAGATATTCGCGATCTTATTATCGGTCTTGACCGTTCCCGTGAGTCCTTGTTCCGTGCAGTTGCAGTTGATTCCGAAACTGGAACTGAGCTTAACTTGGTTGCTGATGATCAATACAGTGTTCGTCAGTCCAAGATTGGATACTACGGATCCATGGAAGAAGGTCGCATGATCCTTGATGATCGTGTACTTACTGGATTGAAGTTCGTAAAGAGCTAATCTTTTATTTTCCACTCAAACTTCTCAAAAAATCCACCTTCTGGTGGATTTTTTGTTTAATCAAGTGTATAATAATTTAACAAGGAGAAAGGATAACATTATGCCAAGAAAAAAAGTAACCAAAAAGTCTACTGCAAAAAAGGTAGAACCTAAAAAAACCATGGAATTTGCAGACGGCAAAGATCATATGCAAGAAGAGGCCACCGCCACGAGAAATCTAGAAGCTGCCCTCGGAATGACTGAGCAAAACCCTTTTGCAGAATCTGATGCAAGTACATTTGAAAGCAATCTGGAAAACATGAACCTAAGCGAAATGCAATCTCTGGCTGTGAAAGCTGGCGTGTTTCCTTCTGGAACAAAAATGATGCTAAAAACAAAGTTAATTAAATCTTTTAAAAAATGGGAGCAAGGACAAGGAAACGTAGTTCAAGTTACGAGACCTATCGTTGATCCAAATTCAGAGCAAGGTAAAAGCTTGTTAAGTTTAATAAAGGATCAGTAATATGACTGAATATAGCTCTAACGAAGGTGCTTCGTCTTTGGTCTCTAGGGCTATATCGCAGGCTGCTAGTAAAGGCAGCACTAGGCTATATATATCAGATACTTCTATATTTAGCTTGGGTGACTCTATAGTTATCAATAAAGGAACTTCGGTAGAAGAAACGAATTCCATAACTAGCAAAACAAGCACGTATTTAGAAGTTTCTAGCGAGCTTTCTAATGATCATGAAACTGGAGCTTTTGTAGAAGTTTCTTCTTCTTTGGGGTCTCCGACTATAGTCAGTGAAAATTCAGTTGTCACTGACACTTTAGTCGTTGGAGATCCTGATCAAAGTGGTGAAGAAAATGTTTTTTCTATTGAAAACGGAAACGTATCAGCTGAAGGCGATGTAAATATTCAAGGAGATCTTGATGTTCAAGGAGCTATTACAGTTCAAGGAGAAAGCATAAACAGCGGACCATCTTCAGAGGAACTTAGTGAGCTACCAAAAATAGCCGATGCATTAACTGAAGGATTAAGTGGAGTAGCAGAAGCTTTAGGAAAAATAGAGAAAAGCCACAGTTGCGCTCATACAGAGGAACACCACCACCATCACCATCATTCTGAATGCATCATTAATGCAAGTGGTGTTACTGGCAGTGGAATTAGTGGAATTAGCAGATCATATGTTCCTCCCTTCATATCCCCAAATTACGCTACAGATCCCACCTCACCATGTCCAAATACTGGCTATTACCTAAGAGTTGATGAATGCACAAATTGCTATTTTGAGGAAAACTTAAATCAAATAGGAGCTCTTGCAAAACAGCTAGTTGAGTTTGAATTTGATTACATTACAGGAGAGGGTCCAGTAAGAAGTGAACTTTATACAGTATCTGGTTCGCTTAGTGGAAGGCTTGGCGAATTAAATATATTATTGAATCAGTCTTTTTGCTTTACTGGTTGTGATGGAAATCCATACCCTAGACTAGGAAAAGAAGAAGGAGACATCCTCCAGCAACTCTACATGAGAGATTACAACACAAAACAGGCTCAAAAAATAATGAGGGGACTTTATGACGAAACCTCAATGGCTAGCGTTGTACAAAATGAAGCTGAATGGACCGAACTCTCAGAAGGAGATACTACTATTAGAAGAAGTCCTGGAAGCTCCGCTTCATCTGCCAGCAATAGAATAGCATTAAGTAAGGACTTTAAAGCCCTCTCAGAGGACGCAGACAGAAAGATAAAGCAGCTCGTTTACAATTACAATATGTATGGCGCTCAACCAAGGCAAGTAGCTGGTGAAGATGGCGCCTATAAAATGATAGTACAATCAAAGAAAGATTATTAATTCTTTTCTAATTCTTTTACTCTTTTACTTAAGTCTTTCACTGCCTCTAGTAAAAAAGGAACTAGTTTTGTATAGTCTACCTTTAGGTATCCGTCTTCTCCTTTTTTAACTGCGCTAGGAATAATCTTTTCAACCTCTTGAGCTATAAGGCCTTGGTCTTCGCCTGATTTGTTAGATTCTTTTTTCCATTCAAAATTAACACCTCTTATACTTTCAAGAGATTTTATTGGTGATTCAATAGGGGAAATATTTGTTTTTAAATTAATATCGGAATCAACAAAAGTAGGCTCTGAATTAGCTGCGGGTTTATCGAGTTTATTGTCTAGTGCAGCTTGCAAACCAGTAACGTCTGATATATTTGATGAACCTCCTCCTCCCACAAAAAGAACACCATCCTTGTATAGATCACCTGTAAAGTTTATGTCTCCATTAACATCCAACTTGTAACCAGGAGCCGCATTGCCAATGCCAATTTTTTTATCTAACGCATAAAAGTCATGGTTAATAGTTGTGTACTGAGCCTGCGCAGTAATTTCACTCAAATCATCCATGTGTATAACTTTTAAAAAGTTTGCTTCGTTTTCGGAAGTTTCAAGTTTTATTCGACCTTGGAATTCCCAGGTCATGGCATGATAAAGAGTCCCAGGCTCAAAATGTAAAGCTAAATACTTATTACCATTATATACTACGCTGTAAAACCCTTTCATCCTATCTTGATTAGCGAACATGCCAGGGCCTTTAGACATCATCATAATGCCTTCAGTTTGGCCAGAAGCCTTATAACTCGTAGAATTAGCTTGAAAAGTCGTATGCAAAGTACGAGCTTGCGCAGTACTACCTCCGCGAAAACCTGTTAGTTCACCACTTACATATGACCTTGTATCATATTGCAACAACAAAAGATAATAATCTGAATTAGCGTATCTGCCGTCGGTATGCGTAGTACGATAACTAGTACACCAATCTATAAATCGACCAGATCCCGAAACATCAAGCTTATAGTCAGCATTGCTAGTACTTCTAAATGAATTTGGCCCAGCAAAAACGACATTACCGCTAGAGTCTATACGCACTTGCTCTGATCCATTTGTGTGAAACCTCATTGAATCCGTTGTATGCTCATATCTTAACATACCTTCATCAGATGCAGAATCAAAAATCAAGTCTCCACTAGTCCCTCCACCTGATTTAATTTTTATAGCTTTAGCACCACCAGTTCCATCTCCGATCTCAAGCTCAGCACTAGGACTCGTAGTACCAATACCAACTTTACCTGCATTATAAACTATATCACCAGAAGAGTCTCCGTCTATCCATTTTCCTCCTTGTCCTTCGGTTAAAAGTTTAGAACCATTGAAATATAGACCGTCAGACTTTCTGTAAATTTTTCCCTCTGTTGGAGATGGGTCATTAGTTAATTCATTAAAAAAAGCGTCACGGTTAAAAGTAGTCGTATCACTAAAAGTAGTAGGTCCAATAAAATTAGTAAAACCAGCAAAAGTTGTAATTCCGTTGAAAGAACTTGGGCCAAGCGTGGTGACTCCACCAATAGCCAGGAGAGTTTTTTCTATAGTCACATTTTCTTTTAGCGATATTCTGTCATCAGTGATCTTTATTTGGTCTTTGCCACCCTGTTTTATAACTACTGGAGGTTGCGGGACTAATGCATCTCCGTTTTCATCTAAAATCACATCTCCGATCCCTACATCAATACCACCTTCTTCATTTTCAGAAACAGGGGGAGAATCTCCTATTGTAGGCAAAATAACTTTTCTTAACTGAGATATAGTTGTCTTTACAGTTATTCTTTGATTTACATTTTGAGGGTCCTCAGATCCTAACTTGGTATCATTATCGTTAAGTGCTAAAGCTAAATAACTATTATCTGTTAAAGTGTTATCTTCAGCAGAAGTTAGGTTTCTTATCTTTATTGTCTGCATCTTACTTGAATTCAGTTATAGAGTTACGGAACTGCTTCCTCTGTGAAAGAGTACCCATTATGTAGTTGCATCAAATTCCCAGATGACTACTTGCTCTTGCTCTATTTCTTCTGAAAGTATTGATTTCACCTGATCAATACTACCCTCATTAGATAATATTTCTAATCTTCGAGTTCCTCGACCCTCATTAATCTCAAAGTTACTAATAATATCTCCGATCTGTGCTTCATAAATTTTATGAAAACAGCAAGTGCCAGTTGAATTTACTACAGTTATTTTCATGTTATGCATCTATCACTAAGAAGTTTGTATCAATAAAATTGTTATCACTATTCCCACCATCAAATTGGCTGGATGTGTATGAATTTCCACTTGTTTCTATATACAGTACGCCTGAATCATATCTTGCATTTATGCCATATGAATCATTCTCCCTACCAATCATTATGTTAGATGTAGTAAGTGTGTAAGTGCCCCCACTGTGCCTAAGTTTTTTAGTTCTCCCGTTAAATGTCCACAAAGTGCGATGATACCTTGGCTGCCCACCGACTGCATACACGATACTTATGTAATTGATATTGATGTAGGCGGCACCCCCGATATAAGTTAGTGCCTCCGTTTCTGCACAATCAATTTTAAGTGTCGTGCTATTGTGTACTGTAAATTTTCTAAGTTCAACGCCTCCGCCTCCACCAATAACTACTGTATTTGATATTTTATCCGAAGTTATTGATCCAGGGGCTATATGGTTTTCATTAATAGCGTTGTTAGAAATCTTATTTGCAGTAATAGCGTTGTTAGCTATCTTAGAGTTAGTTACAGCTCCATCTGTAATTGTAGTTGCGCCATCGCCTACAGAAGTGACATCTCCAGAGTGATTTGGGTGGGCATAAGGAGCAGCTGTAGGGGGAATGTCACTTGCAGTTATATACCCAGAATCATTATTTAATTCAGAGATATTATCGTTTTTCTCGATAAAGTTAGATAAGTCTGGAATCGTTGGATTTAAGTCTTCTTCCCAAGATAATTCTCCATTTACAATTTTTAAAACTTTTCCATTATTAGAAGCGTCGTAGTTTAAAGCTAAAACTTCTTCGTTATTATATTTTACTGGACCTATTCCAAATGTTGTTTGACCTAAAAAGTCAGCACTTCCAGAAACGTTTAAAGTCTTAAACATACCCAAGTCTGCGTTTACTGCGGATGCGCTTAAAGTAGTAAAAGTAGAGTTACCTTCTACATTTAAACCACCTTTAATTGTTACATTTTTTTCAAAAGTAGTATTGTCTTTTAGGAATATTCCTTCGTCATTTATAACTATCTTTTCTGCACCTCCTTGCTTGATAACAACTGGAGGCTGAGGAACCAAAGGATTTCCGTCTTCATCTAAGGCAATATCCCCAATACCAATTTCAACACCGCCATCTGGCCTTCTTTTAAAAGGAGGACTGCCTCCAAATATAGATTTTGATATTTGAGAAACAGTAGCTTTTACCGTAATTCTTGGATTTAATTCTTCCGAATTATTTTTTTTATCATTCTCGTTAAGATCAAGAGCCAAGTAACTATTTTCTGTTACATTGCTATCTTCAGCGGGATCGAGATATCTTATTTTTATAGTTTCCATAACTCTTTATACAAAAACTATATACACTTAAAAACTAAGCGCCGCTCAAATCCATTAAGTCTTTCATCGATAAAGATCCACCTTTCTTTTTGGCTTCTTCTGATAAGCTTACTCCAGTATTTGTTTGTAGACCTAATTCCTCCATGTCTTCTTTTGTTGCTCCTACAATAGTGGAGGCCCCTTTATCTCCAGAAAATTTATTTTTCATGTCCTCTCTTGCTTCTGATGAGTTAGCGAAATCTAGAAGAGCCTCTGGATCTTGTTTTATTTTTTCTGGAATATCTTCGTTCATTTCAAAGATATTCTTAAATATTCTGGTATATATTATTAAGTTCAGCTGAAAATTAGTTAAACACATAATTGGTTTACCAAAAAAATCTCTAGAAGTTTCGCAAAAGGCATAATATATTCTATAAAAATCTTGCAAAACTAAATTCTGTATAGATAGCTCACTAAATCTTTCATGAAAATTATTGTAATGCGAAACCAAAGAAGAAACTTCTGAAACTTCAGCATACTCATATTCTTCTGTAGAATAAAGTGGGTCTTTAAAATCTTTATCTTTGTAAAAACTATTGACTATATAAAAATCATTAGCCCTGTTTAAGGCGTAAGACTCGCAACTGTTTGCAGATAAACTAGATTTTTTGTTTTTTAATTCGTCTAGTTTTTCTTGAGCTTCTTTTATTTGTTTATTAACTTGCTCTAAAGCACTCTTAAGGACTATATTCTTTTTATTTCTAATTAAGCTTTCTACATAAAAAGACTGAGATTCTATTGCTGTTTCATCTTCTTCGGACCAGATCTCTTCTTTCTTTAAGTTCTCAAAGATTTCTTTTTCTGTAGGCAAACCTTTTTTTCTTGCCATAGAGAAATAAGCATCATAGACATCATCGAAATCTACTAAGTCAGAATTAGATTGGTGCTTAATAAAGCACCTTTGTTCACCTATAAAGTAAACAGAAAAACCGTCAGATATTTCTTTTAAAAGTTTTCTGTAACTTTTGAGTTCCACTCATCAGGCTAATTCTGCCTCAAGCTCTTGTTCCAGATTTTTAAAGTCTTCTTCGGATGGATTTTGACTAAAATACCAAAAACTAATAAAAGTCATTATCTTCTCTCTTGATAGCTCAAAAAGTTCATCGCCAGACTCTTCTAGCTCATAATAAGAATCTTCTTTTTCCTCAAGAGATTCGCCCTGAAAGAAAGGTTTTTCAGATTCACCTTCGGTTTTAAAGAAAGAGAGGTTTAACATATACCAAAGTATGGCCCTGTTTTGGGCTTTAGTATCAGCTGTATGATTAAAAAGGTTTTGATAACCAGTTTCTAGATCAACTATCTCTCTTCTGTAAATAGCAAAGAGTTCAGTAAGTTCAGCTTCTTTTTCTTTTTCAGCTTCAGATTTCTTTTTCTTGTCTTGAAATCTTGCTAAAGATGTGGTTGTTTCGCCAAGTTCTTTATATAACCTGGTGAGTCTTTGAGAATCTTCCTCCGATACTAAGCCTCCAGTATCACTATATTTCTTTGCAAGCATAGCTTTTGTAAGGATTCCCTTTTTGATGCACTTACTCATTTCAATACTGAACTCCATATCGGCATCTTCGACTTGACGCCTGGAAGGTTGATATAAAGTTACTTCAGTAGGAACCGATTTTTTCACAACTTTAGTTGTGGTGACGGTTTCCATTTCTCCAGTTTCTTTGTTTTTACGCTTAGAAGTTTTTTCTTCTTCTACGTCTTTCTCAGTATTTACAGTGAATTGATAGATAATTTTTTTATTCATTTTGTCCTTGTTCCTATTATTATAATAAGTTTAAAACTTGAAACTTATAGTAAAATTTTCAAAATTGTTTTCAGATTCCCTTATGCTTTCGTTCCCCATATCTAAAACCTTTTTTCTCAAATACTGCATCTTATTGTGATCAAAATAGTCAGCTTGATCAATTAAACTTTTATAATCATCAGGCAAAGCTTTTTTAAGTTTTTTAAAATTAATAGCATGCTCATTATGGAGATCTTCGATGAGAATTAAAAAAGACTTAAACAGCAATTTAGTATTCTTGCTGTATATAGCATTAATAGCTTCTTGTGGATCCATATTTATTATAATAATAAGTAGAATTGTTTTTTCAATAAAGTATGCTGATTGGTGTATATAGTTATATGTCCTCCTTTTTATCTTCGGCACAGAAGCAACAATTTGAAGCTGTCATGCAAAGAATGCATGAGACTTTTTCTCGCACAATATTCGCATATAAAGATGCAAAGAAAATCATAGTTAGCATGGATCCTAATTTTAATTTTCTTTACAATAATGCTAAAGGCGTAAAAACATCACTTCATAGAACTCAATTCAAAACACTCAAGGCGAGAGTGTTGTACATGGACAAGCAGAATGAAGTCTCTTTTGATTCAGAAGTAGATAGTACGGTAAAGCTTCATCACGACATAGGAGAAGTAAGAATAAAACTTGATTCAGAAGGTTATGAATACTTCAAAGATGCTAAAAGAGTAGAGATAGACGGAAGGATTATGTTTAAAGTGACAGATGTAAAGAAACATGGGTTATTTAGACCTAAGTTTTTTACTTACTATTTAAGGCCCACAGACTAATGAGTGTAGTCTTTACAGTAGATGCAAAATCTTTCGATAAAGAGTTTATAAATTCTTTAGCTTTGCGTAATAATGCCACTCAAATTAGAAAAAATCTTTTTATAGGAAAACAAAGTCTTGATCAAGTTTTTGAAAAAATGAAAGAAAGCATGATTAGGGAATTTATAGCTCATCCAGTCACAAAAGAGATATTAGCTGGCCCAGGCGCATCAAACATAAGCGGAACACTTTCTGGATACGGTAACCTTTTTTCTTTTATAGGTTTCAACAAAGGAGAGGATCCAATTTCTCCTATAATCAAACTTTTGGAGCAATCGCACCTAATCGTCTCTAGATTCTCAAATAGAAAAACTCTGAAAATAACAATAGAGCTGCCATCGCCCAAGCAAATTTTCTCAGTTACGCCAATGCCTTGGGCTACAGGCTTGAGCTGGGCCCAAAGAATAGAATTAGGGATGTCTGGTTACCCTAATTATATAGCTAGAGAAAAAAAAGGAAGATCTGGCGGAGGGATACAGGCTGAAGAAAGTCTTTTCACGGGAAAATTTAGAAATGTAAAATATATATCCCACTTTATTAATACATGGGAAAAAAAGTTTTTAAAGATATTTAAATAATGATACCGCAATTTCAACATGAAGCTAATACTAGCTTTGCTCTTTGGTTAGACTATTACATGTCTACTAAAGCTGGGGCTTTTAGTAATAAAGAAGTTGAACTATTTTATACCCCAGACGAAAGATTGCTTCAATACCCCAGCGATCCACTTGGATTCACAACTTACAGCAGTGAATATAAACAATGGATTTATGATCATGAAATTCCTAACGCCCAAGTCCCAGACGGAGTTCATATTGATATGGGAAATGGTTATGAATTTTGCCCTAGAGGCCAAAGCGGGTTAATGATTGATTTTGACAATGGAAGAGTGCTCCTTGATGGAGATAAGTTTCCGAATAACTATCAAAATTTAAAAATTAAAACCGATGTTTCAGTCAAGGATGTCAATATCTATCTAGCCGACGATACTGAAGAAAATCTTGTTATACAAGGAAAATATAATGTAAACAGCAGAACAACTCCTAATTACGCACAAGGAGTTGGGATTGAACCATATGATCATGTAGCTCCAGCAGCGTTTATTTCTATGGAAAGTTCAAGAAACACACCTTATGCGTTTGGAGGCGAAGATCTTACTACATTAAATTATAGAGTTATATTGTTCGCAGAAGATCTTTATCAACTGGATGGGTTTATGTCTGTATGCACTGATGCGAGAGAATTGGCTATAAGAAACTTAGGATACGATAATCACCCTTTTGATGCTTATGGCGATTTAAAACAAGGCTCTTATAGTTACAGTGATGCTGTCAGAAACTGCCAGCACCCTGGACCTTTAATGTTTATTCAAGACGTTCAAGCGTCTAAAATCAGCGACAAGTCAAACAAAATAAATAATCCAGACTTGTATCTAGGATTTATTGATTTTCAGGTTAGTCAAGCAAGATTCCCAAGAAGTTAAAAAAATATTTCCCAATATACAAAACATAATGTAATTTTATACAAACATTTATACCTACAAATAGGAGACACAAAAAATGGCAGTACATAGAAATAGAGTAATTTATCAGTCTGAAGCGTTGTTTATTAGCCCAGATGCAACAGGATATCATTTCACTGGAGCGCATGGCACAGTTGCAACGAATCAACACGGAAACGTATCAGCAAACTTTGGGTTAATGACTCCTCCAACTGGAGCTAACCAAGTTATTGGTGGTAAAAACAAGAAAGGCCAAGCAGTTGGATGGCAATGCGGAGATGCATGGCCCGAATGGAATCCAACCGACGAAAAAGGAAACGCCTCTAAAAATAGCTATGCTAAGGATCATGGCTCTATCATTAAGCAACTCAAAAGAGTACAATCAGCAAATTATGGTTTTACAATCAATAGACAAGATGTAAATCAGTTCGGTCATGCATCAAGACTTGATAGCGTGGTAGTTGAGTCTCCTACTGTAAACCTTGATTTTTCATACTATATTCTTGATGGGTTTAATGAAAGACAGCTTGAATTCGTAACCAACGGTTCTGTAAATACTCTTAGCGGAATGTTGACGCCTGAGCTTTATCAAGCAGGGAACAATTTCTTTATTCTTACTACTCCAGAAGCTCGTGATGCAGTAAAAGGAGATGCTGATCTTAATAAAGGTTTAGAAAATACCAAGAGCGTAATCTCATTGGGTAACGGTTATATCACTGACTATTCTGTAGATATTTCTGTCGGAAGTATCCCAACTGCAAGTGTTACTGTTGAAGGAATGAATATCCGTAGTGATTTCGGAACAACTGGTAATGACGTTCCAGCAATGAACATGCGTGATGGAAGTCGAGTAAGTGACGCATGGGGATCAGATAATGATCGCACTAAATGCCACGACTCATGTACTGGCCTTTACTCTCTGCCAGCTGCTAAAAGTGGATATACTGGATGTGAAGATGATATCGCTGCACTTCGCCCAGGAGACGTAGTGGTTGATCTTCAAGGTAAATCTTTGATTTCTAAATCTACATCTGGAGATTTAAGTACTCCAGTTATTGGAAGTGCTCATATTCAATCTGCAAATATCTCATTGCCTTTGGCAAGAACCTCATTGCAACGCTTGGGTTCAGTATTTGGATTCTCCAAAGCTATCGATCTGCCTCTTTCTGTAACAGTTAGTGTTAACGCACTTCTTTCAGACCTTAAAAGAGGAAACATGGTTGATCTTCTTTGTGAATGTGAAGAATTTGACGTTTCTATTTCGTTGTTCAAGCCAGATTGTAATGGTTGTGTAACCAAGCAAACTGACCTAGCAATGAAGTACACCATGAAGGGTGCTCGCCTTGAGTCTGAAAACTTCAGCAGCACTATTGGAGACAATAAATCTGTTGACCTTACCTTTACTACTCAAATCGGAAGTTCCGATGATATGATTAGAGGTCTATACATCTTTGGATCAGAAGCAGGAAGCAAAGCTACTAACAACGGTGTAAGTGGATTTCCTCCAGCCTGGACAGGAGTTGGCGGCCAGACCACTGGCGCAGCTGATGGATACTTGTTCGGTTATCGCGAGTAACCAATTAAATTAAAATAATTTAATTAAAATACACCACAGTCTTAGGGCTGTGGTGTATTTATATATATGCCAGGAACAAGGAATGCTATAAGATATAATTCAGTAGGCGTTTTTCTTACTGAATCTCCTGCATATGAACCTAAAGATGAAACTATAAAGTTTTTAAATAGAGTTCAATCAGCCTCCCTATCTTTAGATGTTCAAAGACAAAATGTACAACATATAGGAAGCGACAACTTTTTGGAAAGAAAAATAGTTTCTGCAGCTTCTGTAAATTTAAATTTAGAATATCTACTTACAGACGGATATGAAGAAGATATATTGGGCTTTAATTTAAATGGGTCGCCAATAATATACACAGAAGAATTTGGGGTAATCGACAGACCTCTTAGCGATAGAAAATTTGGAAGCATTCACAACAACATACAGGAAGACAAAACTGCCTTCCTGGTTGTTGGAGAAGAGCATTTTGATTTAACTGGATATGCAAACAGGCAAAATGGATACTCTGGGTTAGATGTAATAGGTATAGGTAATTGTTTCATAACCAATTATTCTGTCTCAGCCAGCGTAGGTGATTTTGCAAAAGCATCCGTTGATATAGTCGCATCTGATGTTACATATGACTGCATTGGATTTGGAGAAGAAGGTGTCGGTGGAAAATTCCAAAGAATATCTGACAATATTCATGCTTTATTACTTGAATCTGAAACTTCAGAAGAGAACCTAGCTTTACTTGAGAACGAAAGTAAAATATTTTTAGAATCATCTGATGAATTTGAAGTTCGAAACTTAGGGGGAGTAGATCCGCCTTCTATGGACTTAAAAAACTTCGCTGCTGAAAGAACGGATTCTGGGTTTATATTTGACCCCAAAATTTATAAAGCGGCAGCATTAGCTATACCTCCTGGGGGAATATCAGTTAATGTCCAAAACTTGAATATTGGAGGACCTGTATTAAACGATGACAATGATGCAGAATGCTCAAAAGGATATGCCCACATACAGAACTTTGAAATAAATGTGCCTTTCGAAAGAGAGGATCTTGAGGGTTTTCAATCCATGCATGTTTTTGGAAGAAAAATAAAATATCCTCAACTAGGAACGATTTCATTTTCTGTTATTTCTAGTGCTTTTGAAAGAGGTAAATTTTCAGAAATATTCTGTAAAGATGATTTTTATAAAATAGAGATAGATCTAAACAATCAATGTAGATTTTCATGCCTACCCATATGGGCTAAGGACACTAATATGAAATTTACTATATCTAATGCAAAATTAGACAGTTATTCACTAAATGAAAACATAGGTTCTTACGCTACATTCGATTGCAGTTTCTCTTTTGATATCAGTAAAAACAGAGGAGTTTTTATAGACGGAACTTTTGAAAATAGTAGGCTAGAAAAATGTGGGCCAGATATGCTATCTTCCCCTAGAAATATGGAAGTTTCAAATATCTCAACTATGGGAGATAAGGATGCACCAAGCGATATAGGAGTGGTTTTCTAAAATGATAGCTAAGCTAAAAATACAATGGAAACTACCTGCTGATTTAAATAATATAGCTTCCATTGTCGTGCATAGAGCCGAAGACCCAAGTCAGAACAAAAGTTGTGAAGATGTGGTAAATACAGGTTCCATAATATTTAAAGACGATACTTTCCCTTTCTCCAATACTTATATAGATGAAATAACAGATAAAGGTATTTATAGATATGTTACTTTTGCAATATCCCACATAGGAGAGAGTTCAAAATGCGCAACCTTCGTATATCAATATGACGACAAAGTTGATGTAACTATAGTTACTGAAAAAAGTGAAGCTACTGTACAAAATTTTGGCACAGCTGAAGAAAATGGAAATCAATTAAAGTACAAACAAACAATTGTAGAAAATTCAGAAATAAATCTAGACGATTTAATCGTGCCAGATTATTCAGAGGGTTATTCCGTCGATCATGTATATGTATTTGCTGGAACTAACAGCTCAAAAATAGATGGAGCTCCAAACTTAACGATCACAGAGGATACTGAAATTACAGTAGTTTGTTCAAAACAAAAATTTAACATAACCATTAAAGGGGACGAAGAATTTTTCAGATTAAAAAATGGAGAAAAAGTTTATAAGAAACTATCACCTACAAAACTCAAATCAATATCTTTATCTATGCAAAAAGATAAAAAAGATTGCTATGAATTTGACAAATATACAGCTGAAGGAGATGCAGATCCTTATGGGCAACCCGATTATAATCCAAACGAATCGAGAACGAAAATACTACCAGATAAAAATTATGTTTTGGTTGCCAGCCACAAAGAAAAATTATCAGATTTAAAACTTTCAAGCAATATCCCAACAATAGGAGAGGTAAGCGGAGAAGGAGAATACTCATGCTTTGACAGCATTCCTTTGGTTGCAAAACCTATATCTGAAAAAACCAAATTTAAATATTGGCAAGTAACATATGGAGCGTCAAAAATAAGAGAAGGTGATCCAGAATCTGTCCCAGAAGGCCTTACCTCTTTAGACCCTATAACTTACAACGATTTAAAGATAGGTGGCAATGTAAATTTAAAAGCTTTCTTTACAAAAGTATTTCAGATTGCCTTAAAGATAATGGGGCCAAATGGTATAGAAGGATCAAGCGCAAGAGGTTCAATCTCAATTAACGCAACTGATCAATCCACCTCTGGTAATACTATAACTGCAAATATAGAAAGCATTAACAACCCTTTTGATATAACGGCAACGCCGAAAACCAAATATCGATTTGACGGATGGCAACTAATAAGCGGAAACGTTACTGGAATTTCTTCTGCAAATTCATCTATTAGTATATTAAGCGATGCCGAATTACACGCTGTATTTGTAAAATTTTTCACCGTTTTTCTTAGAATTTTTTCTACTGGGGTAAACGGAGAAAGTATGCTGTCCAACAGCTCGTTAAATGGATACGACGAAGTAAACAATCAAATTTCTTTAAATTATGATACTGTCAAACCTGCTGGAAAATATCAATTTGAAAAATGGGTTATTGATTTGTTTTCGAGCCAGCCAGAATATACAACCAAGAACTTATCGCATACTCTAGATAACGATGCAATCGTAAAATTATATTTGCTAGAAGTATACTCTTTGATATTAAATTCAAATATCCCATCTGCTGTCAACTTAACAGGCCAAGGTGACTATGTTTTCGGAAGTCATGAAAATATCAGTATATCGGTCAGCTTAAACAATCCTACTGTTGCTCCAGCTTACAATTTTATTAATTGGCAAAGCCCTCAAAGCCTTAGTCTTCCAAGCGTTAAATCTGGCGCAGTGACTATCGTAGAAGACACAACCATAACAGCAAATGTAGAAGCTATTAAATATACATTAACGGTATCAAGCGAAGACAACTCTAAAGGAACCGTATCTAAAACTGGTGGGCCTGATTATGATGTATTTGAAAGCATCACAATATCTACTTCTCCTAAAGGAGGCAGTATATTTGACAGATGGGAAGTTGTTTCCTCTGACTACGGTTTAAGTCCTGGAGCTAATTTTCCTTTAACAACCTTCACTTTAGGGAATTACGGAAGTTTAAGCTTGAAGGCTTATTTCTTGTCAGTTTACACTTTGGTAGTTAAATATTACCAAGATGGCGTCGAAGACGTGAGTAAACAAGTAACTTACTCAAGGAGAGAAAACGAATCGAGTTCCATAACAGTCAATCCTTTAAATATAACTCCTGGCTATGAATTTGACAGATGGGAAGTTCAAAGCGGAAATATAACTATATCGCAACCTAATGTATTTGGAGCCAAAACAATTACTTTATCAGAAAACGCGGTTATAGAGTTTCACGCGTTAAGGGGTAATGAGCTTACGTTATTAATCGATTTACCTGGAGCAGCAAGTTTTTCACACGGGCAGGCTAATGATTTCTTTAGAAGTACAGAAGATATAGACATAGTCCTTTCTTTAAATAATAGTAATCCTGCTATACCAACCTACAGGTTTTTAAACAATTATACATCAACTGACGCCAGCCTGATAACTGGCTTAGTTAATTCAAACAAATCTAATACGATAAGAATTTCTGGAGACGTATCTATAACCGCTCATTTAGATTATGTTTTGTATAATTTTTCTGCTACTGTAGATTCTTCTAGAGGAAATATTACAGGAACTTCGCCTAATGGTAAATATAATACATTAGACACAATATCCTTAAAAGCCGAAGCTAATGACCCGAACAAAAACATATTCAAAGAATGGCGTAGGTCAGACGGAACTTTGATTTCTACTACTAAAGATACAACAATCACTCTAGCAGACTACGGAGATCTTGAGGTAGAAGCAATTTTTGAAAACAAATATGATCTTGATTTAACAATAGACTACCCAGACATAAACGACGTATCTACTAATAGCGTTTATATCGAGGATTCTGTCGCAATATTAGATATAAATTCATCAATAAATCCAGGGTATAGATTTTTAAGTATGTCTATCAATAATGGAGCTGCTCAAAATTCTTTAACTCAAGCAAATCAAACTTTTACAATGAATCAAGATTTTGATGTAGTTGTAACTGTAGAAAAAGTTTTCATACTAACGCTTCAATCAAATATACCAGGAATAGCTTCCTTCTCGGGCCAAGGAGGATATTTAGCTACAGAAGATGCAAATATAGAAGCAACATTAAATACAGTCATAGGAGAAGTTATAGGTCACGATTTTGTTCGATGGGAAGTGGTTTCTGGATCTGCCGTAGCTGGCTCAGGCGTAGGCCATGGTTATTTAAATAACTCTAGTACTACGGTTAGAATATCAGAGGATACTGTGATTGAAGCAATCTTTAATGCAAGAGAATACGCTCTTGTTGTTACAGCAGACTCATCGAGAGGATTGGTTGGAATAAATAATGGACCAAAAGCTGACACTAAAACAGAAAATTTTGAAACAACAGATTTAATATCAGTACAAGCGCAACCAAACAATAATTATGTATTTCAAAAATGGGAAGTTGTTAGTGCTGATATAGGTTTAATTTCTGGAGATACATTTACAGACGCCTCAGGTTTCAAATTATCCAAATATGGTGATCTAACCATTAAAGCTTTATTTTTATTTAAATTTACTTTAACTAAAAAAATATATCTTGATAATAATCTTCACGATACAGAAGTCGTTAATCTTACTGAATTAAGCCCTGGCGTTCCCGTAAATTATTCTGTAATTTTTCCATCAGAAACAGGCTATATAATAGATCAAGTAACTACAAGTAACACAACTTTTAATGTAAATAGTTTCACTGATCAAAATATAACAGTTAGCCCAAATGGAGAGATTTCTTTTTACTTTAGATCGATAGAAACTTACTTGCTTACAATAAAGAACCAAGTTAATAACAATACACCCACAACAAAACAAGTATTAACTTATGACGAGTTAAATAATACGGCAACCATACCAGCCATATCGATTCCTTCTAACGAAAAATTTGATAGCTGGGAAATAACTTCTGGGAATACTTCTACATCTTTTTCAAATTTAAATAAAAATTCATGGCCCACCGCTGCAACATTATTATTAAATAACGATGTAGTTCTAACTTATAGAACTCTATCTGGTTTTATTTTCAATATAACGGCTTCATATCCTTCAGATTATGATTCAAACGTTAACCCCAAATTTATTTCTAGTCACAATTTAAAAAATCAAAGCTCTTCTAGTCCTTATTTTCTTGGAGATATTATAAGTATAAGCTCCAGCGTTCCAGAATACTTAGAATTTGACAGCTGGACATTAGTTTCAGGTCGGTTAAATAACATACCTACTACTTTGTCGGCAGAGACCAGCATCCATTCTCAATCAACTCCTACTGTAACTTTACGAGCAAATTTAAGCTTAAAATATTATTCTTTCACTATTGTTCAAGGAGCCAATGGAAATACATCAGGCAGCTCTAATAATGGAAATTACCACGCTTTTGAAGATATAACATTAAGAGCAAATCCAAACCCTAACTATCAATTCTCAAAATGGGAATACGAAGTTTCAACTAATAACTGGCAAGACTTTAACGCTTCAGCTCATGATACAATAAGGTTAACTGGAAATCTTAAAATAAGACCAGTATTTACTGGAGTGCCTTATAATTTAATCATCACAATAAATGAACCTAATTGGGGATCAGCCACAGGAGCTGGAACATATAACTATGATGATATTGCAAATATTACTGCAACCCCCAATCAAGGATACAAATTTACAAGATGGGAACTGGTTAGCGGTACACTTCCTGCAAATCTTAATACTCAAGAAGCGAATCAAGCAGTAAACATAAGAGGCCATGCAGAAATACGTTTAGTCTTAGAAGCGTTACCTCTGCCTAGAGACGGAAATGACAACATATTATTTCCAACATTATCTTCAGATAGCAATAGAGGATTAGGAATAGATAAAAATATGCTTGCAATGACTAAAGATGGAGGAGCGGTAGTTCTGTCCTCTTTGTATCGCCCTACTATTCCAAGAATAAGAGCTGTAACAGGCGCTACAACTACTGATAATAGTATTGCAGGGAATACGGAGTCTATAGCTGCAATAAGAATCTTTAATAAAGATGGCTCAGGAAATCAAATAGAGACTTTACTTACCAGCGAAGACAGTTTATCTGGATATCGTGATGATAAAGGGGCTGAAGGAATAAGTCACTTCAATTATGGCCTCGATTTGGTTGGTCCTGGTTTACAAAAAAAAATAGAATTCATAAAAGGCTATAAAAGTAGACTAGCTGTTTCGCCAGACGGAACAAAAGTAATGTGCGGAAATCCATTCGATGGTATGAAAGCTCTTGTTAGGACTTATGGCTCTAATAGTACTAATTATACACCTTATGGATCTACCGAATATGGCGACCTTGCTATAGGAACAGTTTCAAATATAAATAGCGACGGGGATATAGGTATACTATCAGGAACAAACGTAATTCATACTCCTAATGCTTCAGATATTGACTATACTTTTAGCAGGCACACCTCTAGAACCTTTTTCGGAAATTCGATATGTATTGCTAAAAACTTTGTAGCTTATTCTTGCCCAAGTAGCTTAAACGGCAGACTTCCTTTAACGTCTACAAACTTCGACAGAAGTAGCGGTTCGAGTTATAGCCCATCGCAAACAACAAATCCTGCCTCACTTTACTCAAACACATCTCCGCCAGGAAATGCAAACGTAATACATATAGTCCCTAATGCTTACGCGAATAATACAGCTATATCACAGTATGGAGAAGATGATTATAATGACCAAGACCATACAAAAGGAAGTTTAAATTATATAATATTTGATCTTGGTTCAAGAGATGTAGGCGGTGTATCTAATGATGGAGCATATTCTCAATTTGGAAGATCTATTGATGTGTCCAGAGATAGCCCAACATTAGATGCGTCTTCTGCAACAAATCCTATATTCGTAGCTATTACATCTGTATGGACACCCACTAATTCAGATTTAATCTATACTAATTGGGATCGTAGTAAATCTATAACAAAAATCATAGGTGTTTATAAAGAAAACGGGAATATAGTCCAGCTTGGTATGGGATCAAGAGACCCCAGTGATACATCTTCTGTAAAAAACCCAGCATCATTTAATGAATATTTCCAGTATAGAGGAGCGTGGAATTCACCATCATTATATGTAGACGAAGAGCCATTAATAGATTATGGAGAATACTACAACACAAAGAGTCAATACGGAGAAAAAGTAAAGCTATCTCCAGACGGTTCAATAGCAGTTATCAGTAACTCTAGACATGCAGGGTATCGATCTTCTGGAGCAACCGTGGGTTCTGACGCAACAGATAAGCCTGGTGAAGTTAAGGTATTACTCAGAAGGCCTATAACCATAAATTATGCTTCATCAACATATGATTGGTTTGAATATGAAAACGTTCAATCAATAACAATACCATCAAATTTTCAAATTAACGCTAATGGAAGATTAGATTTTGCTTATGATATAGCTTTTGAAGGAAACTATTTGGCTATATCTGCACCAAGTGAGAAAACAGTTTTTATTTATAAATGGAATTCTGCATCAGAGCAATTTGATTATCATAATAGAATTTACATGTCTGAGCCAAGCTTTTTTGGGAAAGCAGTTGTTTTCGACACAAGAGAATCTGGCACTGCAACAAAAATAGCTATATCAGCAGATGAATCTTTCTTCGTACTAGACATACCTGGGCCTGAATAATGGAAGAGAAACCTTGGAAATATTTATTGTTGGCCGATTGGGACATACCTTTGCATACAAGTAATATAGAGGCGGTGTTACTTTTTAGAGGGAAAAATACGCCAAGATTAGGAGGTTGTGAATTTCTTTTTGACGAAGAATTAATTTTTGAAACAAGAGATTTGACAATAACTGAATATGTAGATGAAGTGCAGGGTCCTGGAAGATGGGCTTACGCAGCTTACTCGAGAGATTTCGAAGGAAGATTAACTCTATGTGCCACTAATGTAGGAATAATATATGACACGCTTCAAATAATAGTAAACTCAGATCATGGAACAGTGACAGGGCCGCTAAGAGGTTTTCCTGGAAATGTGCTAGATATAGATTTAACCGTGGATTATGGATATGTTTTCACGGAGTGGACATCAGAAGATTATACTTTTGTAGAACCGAGCTTGACTGCTCAGTCTATATTATTGGAGAAGACAATTACTATAAATGCTAATTTCACACCAATAAAATTTAATTTAACATTAAGCAGTACGACTTATGATAATGGAGATCCAATAGGATTAGTTGATGAAACTTTATCTGGCTTAAAAGACTATATGTCTGATGCTCCGATAAGGGCTATCAATACGGATTCACATAATTTCACAGAATGGATAGGTATTAATATAGCGGATAAATATTCTATTGAAACTACAATAAAAATTGATAGGGATAACATGATTGCAGTCGCAGATTTTGAAGCTGTAGAATTGACCTTTGGGCTTGGCGATCCAGATGATGTCCCTTTTGCAATAGAAGATGATGTCGTAGAAGAAGAAACAGTGTTTATTGTCTTAGGAGACTTTGATACTTTTTCATACGGAGAACAACTTGAAGCATCGTTTTTCGTAAGTGAGTATACAGATAATGATGACGAATATGTCTTTAGGTATGATTCTGTAGAATACGATGGGGATTATAATGGAGTACCCAAATATAAGATAGATGAATTTTTATATCTAGATGAAAATGGAAACGATATTAAAGATGAAATACAAGATCTAGATGAAGAATATGATGAGGAATATGGAGAATATTTTGTATATTTTACCATAAATAAAAACATAACAATAAAGCCTGTAATATCAGAATACGACCCTTCTTAATATATTGCTTAAAAAATAAGCGTTTTAGGTGTAATATAATTACTAGGAGTAAGGATAAATGGCAATAAGAGCAAATGTTGACTTAACGGTAGATACTACGAAAGCCAAACGTAGTATGGATCGAGCTGCAAGGGAGATCAACAAAATTGTTAACAATGTTGCAGGAAAAGATATAAGCTTTAACGTTAATGGAAAAAGCTTTACTCAGCCCTTGGGTAGAATTACTGCATCAGCTAATGAATTTACAAAATCATTAGAAGCTTCAAATGCTCGTGTTATAGCTTTCGGTGCTTCAGTTGGAATAATCAATGCAATCACCGATTCTTTTAAATTTTTAGTCGCCGAGACTATCAGATTTGAAAAAACTCTTCAAGATATCAATGTAGTTTTAAATTCATCAAATGAACAGATCCAAAAATTCGGACAAGGCTTATTTGATGTAGCGCAAAATACTGCTCAATCTTTTAATGTAGCCGCTGAAGCAGCTCTTGAATTTTCTCGCCAAGGTTTAAGTGTTGCAGAAGTTTTAAAAAGAACTAACGATGCCTTAACTTTGACTCGTATCACAAGTCTAGATGCGGCTGAAGCTGTTTCTGGATTAACGGCAGCCGTTAATGCTTTTGGTGAAGCAGGTCTTACTACCACAGATATTATCGATAAGCTTGCAGCTGTAGACGTAAAATTTGCAGTTAGCTCTGAAGATTTAATTAATGGTCTTGAGCGAGCTGGTGCTGTTGCTATTGACGCAGGTGTTGAGCTTGATAGCTTAGTTGGAATCATAACTTCATTGCAGCAAACCACTGCGCGTGGTGGTGCTGTTATTGGTAATGGACTTAAAACTATTTTCACAAGGATACAGAGGCCTGAATCGATCAGGCAGTTGGAAGATATGGGGGTTGCCGTAAGGACATTAACTGGAGCAGTGCTTCCAGCTGACAAAGTATTGCAGAACATAGCGAAAAGCTTTGAAGAACTATCTCAAAGTCAGCAATCGAATATCGTTCAGTTTGCTGCTGGAATATTTCAGGCTAATATTTTTAGGGCTGCTTTGGCTGACTTATCAAAAGCCCAAGGAATACAACAACAAGCCACTGAAATTTCAGCTAATGCAGCTGGAGAAGCAGCCAGAAAAAACGAACTATTAAATAAAAGTATCTCCGCAATGGCCTCTCAAGCAGGAACAGGACTAAAAGAACTTGTCGGAATAATGGGAGAGCTTGCAATAAAACCAGAACTTGGGGATTTTGTCAGTTTCTTCGGGGCAAGAATTGAAGAACTAAAAAATTCCTTGGGAGGCGGAGAAGATGAAGGTAATGCCTTTGCGAAAGGGTTAGTTCGAGGAATTGGAAATGTTTTAACTGGTCCAGGAGTAATAGCATTTGCTGCTATTTTCTCAAAACTTCTATTTAATGTTTTTAAATTTGCTTCTGGCTCATTGAAAGATGTCTTAGGGATAGTAACCCAAAAAGAAAAAGTCAGGCAAATCGAGGAATCTATAGTTAAAGTATTAGGCTCGAATGTGCAGGTAACACAAGCTTTGAACAGACTTGAAGGAGACAGAGTTGCGCAGGAGCAATACATATTGGGACTCATAGAAGCTCAAACAAATGCACTTGCAAAACAACAACAACTCGCAAGTAAATTAGGGCCAGCTCTTCTCAAGAGAGGTATAACTCCAGACCTTAGTTATAATAACAGGCCAGGAACATTAGTTGACATTGATGGAGATGGAAGTTTTAGGTATTCAGGTCTTTTGCCCGAAGAAAAAAATACAGAAAGAAAAGGAGCTATAGAAGGAGGTTATAGCCCTGGAAGAGTAGCCAAGATGAAAGTTCCTGGAATGGGTGAGGTTATTTATAATACCGCTGAAAAAGTAAAGAATTTTGAGGGAATGAAACAGCCAGCTATTATGCCTCCAGAAAACAGTAAAGCTGGAAAAAAGTATAAAGAAAAATTTGCTGATAAACATGGCTTTGATCCTTATGCTAGTGGAGGGTTTATACCTAACTTTGCACAACAAATTGGTAATACATTATTGATGCAGCCAAGTAAATTTTTAACTTATGCCAACTCAACTGATATCGCTAAAGCTCTAGGCAAAGGGGTCAACTATAGAGACATTGAAAGAAAGATGGATTTAGAACAACCCGTGTCAATCAAAGCTAGCCTGCTGGATATCATAACTTCGTCTGATAAAAATAAAAAGAAACCTACTGGGCAAGAAACATTGTATGATACTTTTAATTCTTTAGCGTCAAAAGGAATCGCTTTTATAGAAAGAGATTTTCTTTTTAGGCCGCTTACAAGAGGTGGAGCTAGAAAAAGAAAAGGTGAATCAAAAACAGATTTCGCAGAAAGAAAAACTACTGCACAATTAAATGCGGAACAAGCTATAAGAGAAACAGCTAAATCAACTTTCACAAAATATTTATCTACACACGACCCTGAAACAAACAAAGGTGATGCTTCTTATCCAATCGATCATATAGCAAAAGGTCTTGAATTTCCTTCAGGAGAAACTAAAAGCGGAGAATTTATCGCCGCAAATTTAATCTCTAAAAGTTTACGCATGGCTTCTGACAGAGAATTAACTTCATGGCTAGAATCTCAAGGCGGTAAAGACAAAGGCCTTAATGAGAAAAATTTAAAAAGAGCTCAAAACCTAGCTTCGCAACTAGGAATAAAAGGCACACGAAAAGATAAATCTGGAAACCTTTACTTTGGTCAAGAGGATGCTGATATTTGGGGAATGAACAAAGGCTTTGTTCCAAACTTTATAACGGTTAAACCAGAAATATCTGATCATTCCAGAAAACAATGGAACGATGAAAAATTAAGGAACTGGAAAAGAAAGTATATAGAATTAAGCAAAAGAGTAGAAGAGGGAACAGTGAAGCCAACCCAGGGGGCTATGGGAGAATATGTAGGAACGTCAGCCACCACAATTGCAAAACATTTGTTAGGAAAAGATGAAAGAGAGGGAGGGCAATCTTTACACCTAGCTTTCAAAGAAGAGGCTGAGGCTGATGAAGGAGGAGAATTTAAAGAAGCATACTATAAGTTAATATCAGCCCTTCAAAGAAAGGGGGCTCCAGAAGAAGAAGTAAAACAAATTGGAAAACCTTATAAAAAAGGCGACATTTTTTGGAAACACAAAGAGGGCGGCTACGTAACTGGAAGCATTTTATTAAGCGAAGCTACTCGCAACAAAGGAGGATACGCCTTATCCCCGTTTAAAAAAAGCGGAGAACTAAAAACTATCAAAAGATATGGAGGAGAAGCTTTCTCAGATACATTCGACCCTTCTGATAAAAAGAAAAGCTCAGAAGTGGAAGCGAATGACTATATACAAAATTTCGGAGGTATAGAAAAGGCATTCCCAAAATTTAAAGACTTTAAATATGACTACCAAGCAAAAATAATGTATCCTTATAAAGAAGGAAAACCATTATCTAAATTAGATTTTCAGCAACACGGCGTAATAGGTAATTCAACACAACAAGCTGAAAGGTTTGAAGCATTGATTAATATTGGAAAACATAAAGGAGGTAAGGCTCCTTTAGATTTTATTAATCCAAATGGAGAAGCTAAATTTACATCTGGAGGTATAGAAGGTCAAAAAAACTTCAATAAAGATGAAATTGGAATGAAAATTCTTAGAAGCGAAGTAGGTAATAATAAACAAAGCTTTAAAAGTATTGATACTTTTATAGATTCTTTTAAGAAATTACAAAATAAAACTTTAGAAACTAATTTGTTTTTACCCGCGAAATACAAAGGATTAATACCTAATTTTGCATCAACAACTTTATATCGAGGTACTAGCCCTAGATATCAAAAAGCTGTGAGAGACATCCCGAACCCTCCGCAGTTTTTATTTGATGAAATAATGGCAGCTAAAACAAAATCTGACTTTATAAAAGCTGTTAAAAAGTTAGGCATTTCTCATTCTATGGGCGCATATAGCGGAAGCTATAATGATGGAATTTATCCAGCAACCATTGAGCAAATGAGAGGGTATGAAGAAATGGGCGAAAACCAAATCCTTCACGGAGGATACGTGTACCCTAGACCTATGAGAGGAGGCTTCGGGAAGCAAGAAGGAGTTGACCTTACTCCTCGTCATCAACCATCTGGATTTGTCAGCAGAACTGTAGATAAAGATGTGGCCAGAGATTTCGCAAAATCAATGCATCCTGGCTATGAATATGACCCAAATGAAATGGGTAATATAGAGGAAGTTTCTGTACCCAATAAAAGAATCTTTGACCAAACAAAACTCGAAAAATATATAGATCGATTCGGGCTAGAGAATGTAAAGAAAAGTTTTAAGCAGGGAATGCGCAAAGGAACCTTAAAGGACATTTATTTAAATCTCCATAAATTTCGCCCAAAAGTTCAAAGCACAGATCCATTAGATATGTTCAGCCCTAATGCTGGAGAGTCAGACAGAAGCATAGGCATGAGCGGTGGATCGTTAGCTAGAGATGAACAAGAAATAACTCATATCTGGTCAAAGCGTTCTCCTTATTTTGGTCAACACAAAGGATTGATTCCTAATTTTAATGTTAATTTGTCTAACGGATACCATGACAAAAAAGCGATTGAAAAAGCTATAGGAAAAGTATACAAAAGTAAAACAGGTTCCAACTTAAAAAAACAAGATTTATCTTTTGCAGTAGAAAGATATATCTCAGCAATAAAAGACAAGCAGGCAGATGATTCAGATGGATACATAAGCAGTTATCCTGGTGGACACTTTACAGCTGGGGGCCAAAAATTTAATTTTAATGAAATTAGTATGGCATTACTTGGTCACGGGCAATTCCATAAGTCATTTAAAAACAAAGGATTTATCCCAAATTTTGCCCAGAAAATAAGAAACGGAGCGATTTACCACAGTAAGTCCAACAACAAAGCCGTAAGGGTAAAGAGAGCCCACCAAGCGGAACAGATCGCATACATCAAACATCACGGACAAGATCACATGTTTGAATCTGAGGTTCCATTCTCAGATTTAATCCCAGCAACCAAAGAACAAATCCAAGAGTATCTTCGAAAG